GCTTCAGGACGAGGCGGCTGCCCTCGCCAACCGGATTGACGCCGTTCGTGCCATCGAGGCCGAAGACACGACCGCCCGCGATGTCGAGTTGATCGACCTCAACAAGCGTGCCGACGAGCTCACCGCCAAGATCGACTTCGAGAAGAAGGTGGTCGAGTCGGCGAAGAGCCTGCGGTCTGTGGTGGATCGCTGCACCCCGGCTCCCGAGGCGCGTGCCGAAGAGAAGCCCGTTCGCATTGAGGCAGTTCCGTTCTCGGGCCGCCTGCGTGCCTTCGAGAAGGCCGAAGACGCCTTCCGGTTCGGCATGTACATCAAGGCTCGCCGGGGCGATGCCGAGGCCAAGCGGTGGTGCGACGATGCGGGCATCGACACCCGCGCCCTCGGTTCGACCGGTGCGACCACCGGTGCCGCGACCGTGGGGGATATCCTTAGCGCGACCGTCGTGAGGTTGGTGGATCAGTACAGTGCCTTCGTGCAGAACGCACAGAACGTGCAGATGCCGAGTGACGTGCTGCTCTTCCCGCGTCGGACGGGCGGTGCGACCAGCCAGTGGCAGGACGAGAACGTGGCGATCACCGCGAGCGATCCGGCGATCAATCAGGTGACCCTGACCGCCAAGAAGGTCACGGCAGCCACGATCGTCGCCAACGAGTTGCTGGCCGACTCGGTCATCTCGATCGGCGATTGGGTGGCCGCTGAACTGGCTCTCTCGCTCGCCAACGCGATCGAGACGGCTGCGTTCTCGGGCAACCCGGCGAATGCCCCCGGCGTCGCTGGTCTTGTGACCAGCCACACGGGCGGCCTGCTCGCCGCGTCCGCTGCCACCTACGCCGCGTCCCTTGTGACGGCGGCCGGTGACACGCCCGAGGAAGTGACCAAGGCGAACCTGCTGGCGATGATGGCGGCCATGCCGCAGCACAGCCGGCAGGGTGCGAAGTGGTATGTCTCTCCGTACTTCTTCGCCACCTGCATGCAGGCTCTCGACCTGAACCAGGGCGGTTCGGTCGGCCTGACGCAGGGCATGGGCCTGTCGTTCCTCGGCTCGGAAGTGGTCCTCACCGACCGTCTCCCGAGCGGTGCGGACAGCACCGGGGCGATCATGGCGCTGTATGGCAACCTCGCCAACAGCTCGATGTACGGCATCCGTCAGGGCATCGAGATCGCGTCCAGCGATCAGGTGAATTTCTTGAGCGAGCAAACGGTTGTGAAGGCTTCGGCCCGCGTGGCAATCACGCATCACAGCCTTGGCAGCTCCACGGTGGCCGGTCCGGTCATCGGCCTGGTCGGTGCGTGAGCCTGACGGCTTGACACGGTTGTGATTCTGAGCGGGCGGCTTCCAAGCGGGGGCCGCCCGCTCTCTTTTTTGAGGTCACGCATGATCGTGAAGGTTGGGGGCACCGAAGCCGACATCCGGGTTGAAGCCATCCTGTCGATGCCCAGGCTGTCGTTCACGGCCAATCACTTCGCATGGGCACAGGCACTCATGCCGCTGGGGATCAGGCCCACAATGGGCACGGGTGCCTTCTGGTCGCAAGTGAACACCCGCGTGATGGAAAAATTCATAGACACCGCAGAGTTCCTTCTTCTGATTGATTACGACACATTTTTCTGTCGTGAAGACGTGGAGCACCTCTTCGCGATGGCAATGACGTTTCAGTGTGACGCCCTGACGGGATTGCAGACGAAGCGGGAAGACGGCCGCCCGATGCTCACGCTCAAGGGCACGCTCGACAACCCGCCCGAGGACGGCAAGACAAGCCTGCCGGCGTCGTGGTTCGCCGAGCCGGTGCAGGAAGTGGATACCGCGCACTTCGGGCTCACAGTCATCAGCACGGCCGCTCTGAAGCGGTGCAAGAAGCCATGGTTCTGGAGCAAGCCAGACCCGGAAGGCTCGTGGCACGACGGCCGCGTGGATGATGACATCTGGTTCTGGCGGAACTGGCGCGACAGCGGCAACAGGGTCTTCATCACGCCGCGCGTGCTTTTGGGCCATGGCGAGTACGTCGTGACGTGGCCCGGCAAGGATCTCGGGAAGCCGGTTTTTCAGTGGACAACGGAGTTCACCACGACCGGAAAGAAGCCTGAAACTGCATGGAGCGTGCCTGAATGAAGAAGATCAGATTCGTGCGGTCGTGGCGTGCCTACCGCACCGGCCAGACGGTTGAAGTTCCCGGCGGGCTGGCGGCTGAACTGCTGGCGAAGCGGGTGGCCGTGGTCGACATGCAGGGCGAACTGATCGAGACGGCTGCCCTGGAGCCAGACGCCGAAACCGCGGACGCCACCCCAAGGAAACGCCGACGTGCAATACCGAAGCCTGACTCGCCAGACCGCCCCCGCCGTTGAGCCGGTGACGCTCTCCGAGGCAAAGGCTCACTGCCGCGTGGACACCACGGCGGACGATGCCTACATCGCGTCGCTCATCACGGCGGCCCGCGAGTGGTGCGAGCAGTACCTAGATCGCACCCTGGTGCATACGCAATGGGTCATGCGTTTCGACCGATTCCCCACGTCGGGCATCGAGGCGATTGAGCTGCCCCGCCCGCCGATGGTGGCGGCTGGCACGGCTACCGCGGTGTCGCTGACGTTCACGACGGACAGCGGCACCACAGGCACCTACGCCGTGGAACAGTTCCGCGTAGACCGTCACGCGACGCCTGGCACGGTGCTGCCGATCTACGCCGGCACCTGGCCGCCGCACCGGATCGACGCCGGGGCTCACGCCGTGACGTGGTGGGCAGGCTACGGCGCGAGTGGCACGGACGTGCCCGCGGCCATCCGGCACGCCATCCTGATGCTGGTGGGCTTCTGGTACGACAACCGCAGCACGGTGCTCGTGGGCTCAATCTCCAAAGAAATTGAGTTCGCCGTGTCGTCCCTGCTCGACTCGCAGAAGTGGGGCTCCTACCGATGATCCGTGCGGGTGATCTCCGCGAGCGTGTCACGGTCCAGATCGCCAGCGGCACGACCAATGCCCTGGGCGAAACGGTGCTGTCGTGGGCCGATTCGTCTGCCGTGTGGGCGAGCGTCGAAGGCGTGAGCGCCCGCGAAGCCCTGGCGGCCGGGCAGCAGGAAACGAGCGTCAGCCACAAGGTGCGACTGCGTTTCCTGCCGGGGCTCACGCAGCAGATGCGGTTTGCCTGGCGGGGCCGCACGCTGGAGATCGTCAGCCTGCTCGAACACGGCAACCGCAGCGAGCATGAAGCGATCTGTACGGAGAACGTCGGCTAATGGCAGTTTCCGGCATCAAACTCGTGACCGACTTCCCTGAACTCCAGAAGTTGCAGCAGGGGCTGCGGAACGTCTTCAGTAAGGCTGAGATGGCGGCTGTGCTGAAAGACGCACTTGAAAAGGCGATCAACCCCGCCCGCATACGGCTGCGTGAACTGACGCCGCGCGGCCCGACCGGCAACCTTGTCCGCGCCGTGAACGAGAGGGTGAAGGCGTACCCGCGAGACGGCAACGCTATTGGGTTGATTGGGTACACGCAATCCGGCAAGGGCGAATCGTCGTCGGCTCAAGGCGGAACTGTGCAGGCTGGGCCAGATCGTGCGTTCCACCAGTGGTGGCTGGAGTTTGGAACAGCGCAGCGAAAAGTGCCCGGCGGCCGACGCCCGACCGGAGGGCCGAAGGAGCGCCGGTATCAGCGGCGCAGTCCTACAAAGCCGTTCCAGAGAACTAGGCGCAGAAACGGGGTGTCAATCACGGAGACAGTGCAAGGCAGCGGAGTCTTGCACGACGTTCACGAGCGCAAGCCGACGTATATCGCGTCGAGCTACAACACGCTTGGCCCGTTCAAGATTTTCAAGAAAAACGACCGCGAGTTCACTACGGACAAGCCCTACGCCTTTTTCAAGAAATCAAACAAGCCGATCGTTCTCCCCCGCGTTCAGCCTGGCGGCGTTGCTGGCCTGCCGCCCGTTCGCACGGCGTGGAGCCAATCGCAGAGCCAAGTGGCCTTCATCTTGCAGCAGGAGCTCGGCAACCTGCTCGACAAGGCGGTGAAGGCGATCGGCGTTGAAACATCCGGCACGCTTTCCGGGGAGTAGCCATGTCGCTGAAATCGCCCGAGCAAGTGCTGCGCAGTGCCCTGGTGGCGGACACGTCCGTTTCCGCCTTGGTGAGCAGCCGCGTCTATCCGGTGCTTGCGCCGGCCAGTGCGGCCCTGCCGTTCATCGTCTGGCGTCGGTCTGGCGTTCGCCGCAGTCAATCGCTGGGCGGCCCGACCGGGACGCCAACCGTGGGCATGGAGCTGGAGATTTACGCCACTACCTACGAGGGCGTGCGCGACCTGGCAGACAAGTGCCGCAAGGTTCTGGATGGGTACGGGGCGACCTTGAACAATGTGGAAGTAAGCAACACGAGCCTCGACAACGAGTACGACGGTTTCGTGACGCTCCAGGGTGGCGAGGTGCCGCCCGTGTATTCAGTCACTCAGTCTTACTCGGTGCTCTGGCAGGAGACATAAAGCATGGCCGTCACGCCGCATGATGGATCGGGAACCGTGTTCACGTTCGCCGGCACCGCCTACACGGTGACGAACATCGTGATTTCCAACACTGACCCCAACACGGAAAACACGATCGACGTGTCGCACCTCGGCCTTCTCGAAGGCGCTGCCGTCCTGTCTCAAGACCGCCCGCTCAAGGGTTCCAGCACCGACACGGGACAGCAGGTGCAAATCGAGTACCTCGGCAAGTCCATTCTCGTGGACTCGTCGACCGGAACGCTGGTTATCACGCACAACGGCACTTCGCTGTTGAGCCGTGGGGCCACGGTTGTGTCGAGCACCCTGACCTTTGCTACGAACGACGCTGTTCGCGGCACTGGCACGTTCAAGATTGCCCGGTCGTAATCCCGTGAGGGAGGTTCCCTCATGGCGATTTCGGCGCAAGGCGCAATCATCACGTTCAACGGCGTAATGCTCAACGAGGTCGTTGACTACGCCGTGGAGATCAACGCTGCTGTCCAGCGCTACGATCAGAACATGGGCACGGTGCGCATCAACGCGCTGGCGAACAACGCCGTGCCGCCGTCGAAGTATCTGCGCGTGGCTCGCCTGATTATCCAGCACAACGGCAGCCAGGTTCTCAACGCCTGGGCATTTGCTAGGTCCGTTAGGCTGTCGGCTGTGACGAACGACATCGTTCGGTACACGATCGACTTTCAAATCTGGTGGGTATCACGGTCATAGGAGACATCATGGCCTCGCTGAGCAAAGATCAGATTCTCGCCGCCGACGATCTCGGGTTGCTGGAAGTTCCCGTAAAGGAGTGGGGCGGCAGCGTGTTCATTCGCGTGATGACAGTCGCCGAGCGTGACGCCTACGAACGCGAGTGGATCGGCAAGAAGGACACCGGCGTGGAGAACTTCCGCACGAAGTTTCTGCAAAAGGTGCTGTGCGACGAGAAGGGCACGCTGCTGTTCACGCCCGAAGAAATCGACGCCTTGGGCAAGAAGTCGGCCCGGCCGATGGCTCGCCTGTGGGAAAAGGCGATGAAGCACAACGCCCTCATGGAAAGCGACGTGGAGGAACTGGCAAAAAACTAAACCTGCGGCCGTCACGTCGGTTGCTCTTCCGGCTGGCGGGGCACCTGAAGATGACGGTCGCTGAACTTGGGCAGCGGATGGACAGCCGCGAGCTCAGCGAGTGGATCGCGTACACCAGGCACTTTGAGGCTTTGCCAGACCCGTGGCGGCAGACGAGCCTTCTGACCAGCGCGGTTTTGTCGCCGCACTGCAAGCAGGGGCGTGCCCCAAAGTCTGATGCGTTTATCCCCATCGAGGAGCCGCCGCAGCACCCCGAGCAGATTCGGTTAGAGATCGAGAAGTTGATGCGGCAACTGCACGGAGAGTAGCGTGGCGACGATCCTGGGACTAGCGTTGAAGGTTACCGCTGATGCCAGCGGTCTGCCCCCGGCGCTCACGCCCGTTGAGAAGGCGCTGGCGAATCTTGGCAAGCAGGCCGACGCATCTGCGGCGTTGTTTGACCAGTTCCTCAACAGCACGACCGGGGCGGCCGGCGCTCAGGCCGACGTGGCCCGGCAGTTTGAGGCGCTGAACAGTGCCCTGCGTGAAGGCTCAATCACCGCCCAGGATTTTGCCGGGGCGTTTTCCGCCATTCAGCAGTCGGCTCAAGAGACGGCCCGCATTTTCCAAGACGGTGCGGCCACGACGGCGAAGTACCGCACCGAGACGGAAAGCGTCGGCCTTGAAGTCGAGCGGTTGAATCAGCAGCTCAAGATCGGAGCGATTGACCAAGAGACGTATCGGCGTGCCATCGCGGACGTGACCGGCGAAAACGACCGGGCGGCTGCGGCAGAACAGGAGCGGCAAAAGTTCCTTGAGCGTGCCGCCCAACTGACGCGCGCCGTGATCTCGCCAATGGAGCAATACGACGCCACGGTGCGAGAACTGAACACGCACCTCCAGGCCGGCACGATCACGCAAGAGACATACGACCGCAATCTCTCACAGGCTACGCAGCAATTCGTCAAGGCAGAGGCTGCCGCCCAGGGCTACGACAAGGCAGCGGAATCGGCAGGCAAGGCCGGCACGCTCGCGTTCAATGAACTTAGCGGCATCCTCGCGGCGATCCCTGGCCCGATTGGCAACATCGCCGGCCGGCTGTCTGGCCTGTCGAGTGCAGCCGAGGGGCTTGGGCGTGTCTTCAATGGCGGCATCAATGCTGGCCTTTCATCGCTTGGGGCGTCCGTGGCTGCCCTGGCCAATCCGTTCACGCTGGCCGTTGCTGGAATCGCGGCGTTCGGTGCGGCCGCCGCAGCGATTGCCAGTGGCTTGTCGAATCTCAGCGGGCGCGTTGAGCAACTGTTGATTCAGGCGCAACGGCTTGGCACAAGTTTTGAGTTTGTGCAAGTGCTTGAAGAGGCCGCCAAGCGGTCTGGCCAATCCATTGATGAGATAGCGTCTGCCCTGCAAAAGTC